AAGAAGGATTCCATATTCATATCAAAAAAGGAACATATCAAATAAAAAAAGAAATCCCAATCCTAAAACGAGGAATTCTTATAACAGGAGCAGGATTTGAAACAGTTTTAATCTCTCCCGAAAATAAAGCTGCTTTAGTATTATCCACAGAAAGAGCCACTTTTGAAAAACTCACGTTCTCAAACTCTCACGAGGGAATAAGAACAGAAGGAGATTTTGATAATAACAAAATACAAGACTGTAACTTCTTAAACTGTCAAACAGCCATAAGAATGTTAGGAACTCAAAACTCAAAAATCATCAATTGCTACTATTTCGGATTTAATTTAGACAGTCCAAGAACATTCATAAAAGCCGAAGGGCACGTCAACAGATTAAACATGCACTACAATAAATCCGAATTTTGCGAAGTCTTCTTTGAAACTACCGAAGGGAGAAATAATCTCGCATCCATAGTAGGAAACGAACTAGGAGGAGACATTACAGCCAAACTTTTTCGTTGCTCCATAACTGGAAACGTAGGAAACGGTGACAAAATCCACCTCTTAGACCTAGATGATAACGGAAATAACGTAGTAAATGGAAACATGGTAGAAGAAATAATAATTGATAGCGATAGAAACATAATCACCTCAAACATAATTCTAGATAGAATTGAAAACAACGGCAATCAAAACAAACTAGACAACAATATCAAAGAAGACTAACAAAAATTAATTAAATCTAAAAAAACAATTTTCTATAACATGACAAATTTTAACATAGATAAAACAACACTAACAGACCTAGCAAAAGAAAAGCCTTACAACATCCAGCACGGAGAAGACACAGGGGGCACAAGGTATTTTACATATACTCCTGAATGGACAAAATACAAAGGAATATATGAACTTCCAATAATCTCTTCAATCATAGACAAAAAAGCCTTATGGACAGTAGGAAGGGGTTATCACACAGACGAAGCAACAAAGAAAAGACTAAAAAACTTCAAAGGAACAGGTAAAGAAACATTTCACACCATAATCTACAAAGCCGTTAAAACTTACTCCATAGTAGGAGACTACTTCGCAGAGATAATAAGAGACGACAAAGGAGCAGTAAAAAACCTAAAAACATTAAATCCCGGGAGGGTTCAAATACACATAGACCAAAAAGGATTTATTAAAAAATATGTCTATTTAGACAGACACGAAAAACCAGTACAAGAATTCGACCCAGACGAAATTTTTCACCTTCCTTATAATTCAGATGGAGACAATCCACACGGAACAAGCAGTCTCAAACGATTAACAACAACAGACGGCACAGGAATAATAGAAAAATACGAAGAAGCCAAAGAAGACTTACAAACCGTCTTTAAACGGTATGTGAAACCCCTAATTATTTCTAGTGTAGATTCAGACGATGAACAAGAAATCGACAGATACAAAAGAAAACTAGACCAAGCAATCAAAAACGGGGAGAACATGATAGTACCAAAAGACACAGTCGACACCATCGAAAAAATATCAATCCCTCAATATTCAACATTAGATCCCCTCCCGTGGATAAAGAAACTAGAAGAAGAGATAATCAAAGCCGAAGGAATACCAGCCATAATTCTAGGAGACGGGGGCGAACAAATGACCGAAGCAACAGGAAAAATCCTTTATTTAGCATTTCAACAGATGGTAGAATGGAACCAATTATTTTTAGAGGAACAAATCAAAAACCAACTAGACATAGAAATTAAACTGGAATTCCCAAGAGACATACTTAACGATATGGTAGAAGACGAAAAAAAAGACGGAGATATAACAGAAAGTAAACCAAGTGATTTAAACCCATCCAAAACAGAAAAATAGGAGAGGAAAAAACTAAGATGTTAGAAGAATTCATCTTAAAAATAGCAAACAAAGGAATATTAGGGCTCTGGACTGCATTTAATATTTATTTAATATCTTATTTTATAAAAAAAAATGAAATCAGAGAGGAAGAATTTAAAGAAGTTATCAAAACAAACACCAAAACACTAGCAGAACAAAACGAAAAACTAAAAAACATAGACAACAAATTATAAAATACAATGGAAACGCAAAGTAACGAAGAAGTAACGAAAGGAAACGCACAAGAGCAAATAAACGAAGCTGTGAAACTAGCACAGGAAGACGAAAAAGCACAAGAAAATCCAGAACCAAACACAGAAAACCAAAACGAAGAAACAAAAGAAGAAGAAACACCAAAAGAACCAGACGAAGAAATCAAAAAAGAAAAAGAAAAAGAACTTGAACTAATCAAAGAGAGAAACAAAAAACTAGAAGCAGAACTCCAAAAAGGAAAATCCACTTATGAACCCCCAGAAACCGAAGAAGAAAAGACAAAAAGAGAATGTAACGAATTCTTAAAAGGAACAGGTTTAAAGATATAAAAAGCAAAAAATAAATAAATCTAAAAAAACACTAATTCTTAACATGGCAGCAACCATAATAGAATTAATTCACGAAGGAGTGCCTTTAGAATTCAATGTCTCCGACGGAGACGAATTCACAAAGGGCACAATAATGAAACTTACAGGAACTAGAGAAGTAGAAAAATCAGCAGAAAACGGAGACGTCTTCGCTGGAGTCTTAGCAATGGATAAAGAAAAAGACGACGGCAGTACTACTGTAAGTTGTTACACAAAAGGAGTTTTTGAATTCCAAGCAGCAAGCGAAGAAAGTGGTTCAGCAGGAGATTTAGTTAAAATCGCAGGAGAAAACGAAGTCCAAACAACCACAGATGTAAAACTTGCTTTCGGTAGAGCGTTAACAGACTTCAGCGGCGGAGAAAAAGTAGAAGTAATCTTATTGTAAAATGTCAAAAGCAGGAAGAGATAGACGAGAACAAATAAGAAGAGAAAAACAAGGGCTCCCAAAAGAAACAAAAGCAGAAGCAGAATTTAGGGAGAAATACTACAAAGAAAAGAAAAAAGAACCTTTTCATGATCCAGCAGGATACGAAAAGGCTTTATTCAACAGTCTAAAACAAAAAAACAAAAAATAGAAGATGGCATCAACAACAGTACACCAAAAAGAACTTAGAAAAGAAAACATCGACCAGATGGTAAAAGGCTTCGCTTTACAATCTTACACCATGAGAGATTTAGTAATGGTAAATCGTTCTAACTCTTGGAAAGAGACTTATTTTCAAGAAGATGCAGAAGAACTAAAAGCAAGCGGAACTAGAAACATTAAAGGAGTACCTAGATTAGCAAACTTCCCTTACGCAGAAGTTAATTGGGAGAAAAAAACATCTGTCATGGAAAAATACGCTTTAGAAGGAACAATTGCTTATGAAGATTGGCTCACAAATGAAATAGACGTAATAGCAAGAACACTCCTAAGAATTGGTAGAGGAATCGCTAAACAAGTAGACGAAGAAATCTATTCGGTATTATCAGAGGATGGAAGTCCAGAGAACATAAACAACATAGCAATAGAAGACGGGAACGAGTGGAACTCTGATACAGTAGCAAACAGAAATCCATTCGGAGACATACTCAAAGCAATAAGAGAGATGCAAAAACACAATTATGACCCTTACACTAATGAAACCTTTCTTGTGTTAAATCCTACAGACTTCGCAAACATGATGGATAATGAAAAAATCCAAAGGATGTTTACTGAAGAGATTGGAAGAAACGGAAGGGTAGGAAGATTAGCAGGAGTCACCGTAAAAGTATCAAACACAGTACCAGACGACGAGGCTTTAGTAGCAATTAGTGGCATGTGTGGAACTTGGAAGGAAGTAGTACCACTAACAACAAACACAACAGAAAATCCGGGAATTTCTTGGACTATTAAGGCTTGGGAAATAGGAGTTACTCAATTAACAAACCCTAAAGCTGTAACACTAATCACAAACACACAAGAATAAAAATGGTAACTTGGGATTATATCAACGCAAAAGAAGGGAATTTTAATTCCCTTAAAGTTAACGGCGAAGAAGTATCAGGCAACGGTAACGGCGACGGTAATGACAACGGCTTTTTTAATGCAGGAACTAGCGTCGAAGTAACTGAAGATGGGGGAGAGATAAACCTATTCGATTTCGTCCAAAATATAGTTGTAACAGAAAGCATATCAGGGGATTTAAACGCAGTAAACCCTGAAGGCTTTAGTTTTAGCGAAGGGGATTTTTTAGTTATTCAAGTCCAAAGCGGCGTAGAGATGAAAATCAGCGAAGACTTAATGGGAAATATCGAAGGAACATCCAACGAACAGAATATAAGAGGGGCTACTTTAATCTGGAACGAAAATAAAAACGGATGGGTATTATTAGGCAATTCAGTTAAATAATCCCCCACCATAATTTTTAGTGTGTGAAAAAACACACATATAACAAAACTAAATAAATCTCTAGTTCTATATAATAAGATAGGGGATAAGAAAAACCCCCTATAGACAGGAAAAATGGGCTTTATGACATTACTAAGAAATCTAAAAGTAATCTGGGCTACATATTTATATGACCTTTTAATAAACGAAGTCATAGATGTAGAAGACACACAAAGAGAAGAGACCGGGTGTCTACTCAAAGAGCAACAAAGACAAATCGACCAATTAAGGAAAGAACTAAAATTCTTCAAAAACGAAAGAGCAGCAGATAGGGAAGAATTACAGGAAACTCTTGAAGAACAAGAGTCTTTAATAATGAAAGAGATTGACAGAAGAATAAAGGAGTGTAAAAAAAATGAATAGACTAGACGAGATACTAAATATTGACGAAAACGAATTCTCCAACATAGTAGAAGAGATCCTCTCGATGGGAGTAGCAATCGAAAAAGAAAACCAAGAAAGAGGCGAGGAAGGAGTCGAAGCACAAATCTTAGTAGAAAGATTAAAATACCACTGGACCAACTACACTAAACAAGAAGACATTTTCACAAAAACCCTAATTTTAGGGGTATTTATGGAGAAAATGCTAGAAAAGGGAGAATTTGAAGAATGAAAGGAATATTTGCAGTTTATAACAACGATGTAAGGAACACAGTAACCAGATTTGTAGAAACCAGCATCGTAGAGAAGATTTTAGAGGCTAAGCAAGAGGGAGATTACGCTATAATCCATTTAAGGATTAAAGAACCACACAAAATAAAAAATTGGACTGAAAGATTTAAACAAAAAGGTATTATACACAGACAAGCAGCAGACCTCTTAACCCTTAGTTTTAAAAATACTAGAAAATGACAAGAGGCATAATAAGAGAAATCAAAACTCAAATAGGTAACAACAAGACAATAAGAACTATTAAACTAGAAAAGCACGACGGGAATAAAATCTCGTTTAGTGAAGAAAGAACAAATAAAGAGGAATTCTCCCCTCTAGAGATAGGGGATGAAATAAGCATCCAGATAAAAAACGACCAAAGAAAACTAATTTAAAAAATGGTAGAAGAAGTAACAGAACAATACACAGACAAACCGCAATTTGTAGAAGGCTTCGCACTAACAGGCGAAGAAGTGATAAACTCACAGTCTCAAGAATTCGAAATAAAAGAAGAACCTTACTACGTAGAATTTCAAGACGGAGACAAAGCAAAAAGAAAACTAGTTTTAACAATCCAATTCAACGGAGCACTAGTCACATACTACCCGAACAAATCAAGCATAGGTAAAATAATCAAAGAAAAAGGTAGAAGACTTAGCGACTGGATAGGATTTACAGGAGAGTTCGAAGTTTTAAGTCAGAAGATAGGGGGAGAAACTAAATCAGTGATTTATATTAAGTGAAAGATGTGTTTTTAACATCACACTAAATTTTTTAAATAGAAAATGGCAGAAAAATTAGAACAAAAAGTTCGTATCACAGGGGGGAGTAACATAAAAATGAATTCAACAGGCATGAAGATTTTTTTTACTTTAGCAGGTATCAAAGAGGAGTTTTTAGTCAGTCAGGAGCAAGTAGCAAAACAACTAAATTTAGCCAAAACAACGGTAAATTATCACATTAAGAAATTACAAAAAGACGGATTAATTAATCCCCAATTAAAGATTACTGAACGAGGGAAGAAGGCAATTCAATTTTTTAAGTCATGGGATAAAACCTTCTCCAAAAAACTCCGTGCCCACAACCTACTTTTAACCCTCTTTATCCCTATTAGTAGTGAAGACATCACCCACACCTTTACATCCTACCAACCTTTTACGAATAAAAGATATAAGGGATTAAAATTCCACCTCAAAGGAAGCACCCTCCTTCACTACAGCGATGGCAAACTCCTAGTAAGAACTCCTGACATCTTCGGGAACAACCTAGAGGAAATCTTAGCAGGAGTCGAGGAATATTTAGTCCATCTAATAGAGGGACTCACCCAAGAAATACCCAAGTTAAAAAACCAAAATTTAGACTACAAACTCCACAGATACGAAACCATGCACGTAGCAATACTTAATAGTGTGATAGCAGAGTCACACTTAATTAAGAAAGGCACACTCTACCACAGCAAAAACGGGTTAAGGATAGACAACTCCCATGGCAACCCAGAACTAGAGTTAGAGATCCCCCCCGGGAATAAGAACAAAATAAAAGAAGACATCGAGACTCTCGTTAGTTATGAAGACCTAGCGAGAGAAAACAAACGACTAAAAGAGACCCTCAAAAAAGAGGGCATACCAATATAAAAAATGGGAAAACACAACGGCGAAATAACCAGAAAACCAGAAAATAAAGCAATAGTTATAGACTTTGAAACAGGGGGCATAGACCCTTATAAAAACGGAATAACCAGCATATCAGTTAGAGAAGTAGGCAAAATAAACGAGGCAGAAACTCTCTTTATTAGACCTAAGGCAGGGAAAATTTACTCTTATGAAGCTTGGAAAGTAAATAAAATATCATTATACGACCTTACTGGCAATAAAGAGGCAGTAAGTCTTAGCACTGCAATAACTCACATCTTAATGAACTATTTAAACAGCGAAATAGTCACACTCATAGGGCACAATATAGATTTATTCGACATAAAATTCCTTTTACAGGCAATAAAAGAAAGCCAAGCGTCGCAACATCTACCTGCAATCATGACAATAGACACCATGACACTTGCTAAAAGACACCTAAAAGATAACAAACTTATCAAATCAGTAAGTTTAGAAAGTGTCACTGACTACTTACTCGAGACAAGCCAAAACATCCAAAAAAGCGACCATGTCAAAGAACTAGAACGACAACTTACAGAAGAAGTTAACTTCCATGACGGACATTATGACTGTGTAGCATGTGAATTTATCTACCACATGTTAATGATACAAGAAAACATCGAGGAGGAGCAACAAAAATGAGAAACTACGGACTAGACAAATACAAACGATTAGCATGGCGAATTTATGACGAGCACGGTTATGATTTTTTTTCTCTTGTTCTATTAGATAAATACATCATGCTGGAAGTAGGGATCCACTACAACACCAGACAAGAAACAAAAAAAAATCTAAAAAAACTAGGATGGATTAAAAAAAATCAAGCAGGAAACAAAGTCAGAATAACCGAAGAAGTCCTTTTTTAATCCCCCCCCA